AACTATTTATTTCAAGTTAAACGATAAGATAACCAACGAATTGTTAAAAGAGATTTTGAATAATAAATGGTATGGTTTGTTCAAACAAATAAAACCAATTTACTTGAGGGATCAAAAGGGCTGAGATGTTTGGAAATTTTAGATGCAGTAGTCGAAGAAGTAGAACCGTTAAAAGGTATGGTAAAGGTCACAGATAATAAATACATTAGGGAACATTATGTTCCGTATATAAAGTTTTTTTACGCCAAACAAAAAGGTTTTGAAATAGTTCCCAAAACTGGTAGTTTAGGATTATTAATAATAACAAACGAGAAAAAAATCTTTGTTCCAGCACAAGCTACTATCTTAAACAACTCTAACAAAAACGCTAGTTTATATCCATTATCCGAAGGCGACGTTGCCCTTATCAACGATAGTTCTCTTTTCAAAATATCTGAAAATGAATTCCTTATAAAATATAAGGACGGTATGCAAATATTTTATGATAATGAAAACAATTTGTTTGTGTTGAAATCTAACAGCATGACCTTATACGATAATTCTATGTTTTATTCAACGAACTACGATACCGAAATGCAACGAGCGTCACCAGAAATTTTGTTCAAAGATTCTGTTGAGAACGAAAAAGCTGTATTTAGCATTAGATTGTTTAATTTGGATGTTCTGCTAAATATATTTTTTGATTATCAACAATCAACACTTATAAACATGAGTATCACGGATAAGAAAGAGATGTTTATAGCTTTGCTGGGATTAAACCTAAATATTGATGATTCGCATTTAAGTTTAACTTTTGGCGATATATCTATCAATGTTGAAGATTTTGCAAGGTTAGATATTCCAGACTCACGAATTTATTCTAAAAACGTTGAAATTAACGCCAAAAACAATTCAATAAAAATAAACGAAAATGGCATCAATTTGTCTTCGGGAGACAACAATGTAGCCATTAACAATTCCGGAATTACTCTGGACGGCAGTACCTTAAACATAAACACCAACGAAGTAAACATTAATGGCAATAGTTTGTCTGTATACACAAATTCTAATGTTTTTGATTCTCAAACAACACGTATTAAAGGTGTAACTGAAATAGATAAAGGGAAAGAAAATTCATTAGATATAATCAACCAAAAAGAATTAGAAGAAGCCATTAAAAAGTTAGAAACAAAACTTGACACATTGAAAAATATATATAATTCACATTTTCATAATGTGACTACTTCTCTTGGTATAGTTCCAAGTGCACCAACATCTGTAAAAGCATAATTTTATAGAAAATTATTGATTAACCAAAAAAATTGGAAGGAGGGAAGCGGCAAGTCATCTTCTGGATATAGAAGCAAGAATTTCCTTGCCGCAAATTCAATGAACGATACAACTTTCACATTACCTCACGTTAAAAACAAATGGGCTGCCAGCCTTTTGCAAGGTTTATACACTCAACATCCATATTTAATAGTTGATTCAGCTAATGTTGTAATTAATGATTTCGCATTGAACGACATAAATATTGCTATTGTGTATCTTACAATGCAAGGGCAGAGGTTCGGTGTCCCGACTATAATCAAAGAAAACAAAGCTTATCCGTTTGATGTTATATTTTTGCCAAACGGTGATGTTGAAGTTTTAAACAAAAGCAACTATGAACGAATTCTGGCTGAGCTTCTAAACATTGCTGCACCAGTACCAGAACAAATGAATAAAAACGACTTGTTTATTCCTAAAACACACGGTAGATTACCAATTGACCAAATTGTTAGTTTGCACAGAATGGAAAAACTTTCTTCATATAACAATTACGACAAACTAATGTTCAAACAATATGATCCAGAAAACTTTTTCAAATTGTCTTCAGAAGTTTTTAAAGTTGTCCCTGAGGAAATAAAAAGATATGGAAACTCTCTCAGCTTAAAACGCAGACAACATGATGACACAATAGAAAAAACAGCTTCTTATTTTGAACTTTTCGATAAAACGAACGGATATGAAGTTGTTATACATTATAATGATGATTCGACAAAAACTATAAAATACGACCAAAAAGCTTTACAAAAATTAGCTAATGCTTTTGAACTTTCTCAAGAAGAGTTAAACCTATTTGAAAAAATTAAATATGCCCGGTTTAATAAAGAGGCTTCGGATTATTTTATAAATTATCCAACTCAAGAAAGTAACGATATAATTATTAAAAAAATGAACGGTTCTATCGAAAAAGTAGCCCAAACAGACTTTTTAATTAAACCTGTTGATCCGCAAAGAGGAAAACGGATAACGTTTGTTGAAAAAGACGAAAACGGGAATGTTACGTTTACCGAACCTATTTACATAACGAAAGTTGCTGAAGATATGGTAGAAGGTTATTCGTCAGCAGGATTCGTAAAAATCAAACAGTCTGACAATTTTTTTGTAAAACAAGCCGCTGTTCCATCTAGACATTTATATTTGTTATCAAAGAATGCATTACCTTTTGAAGCAGTTGATAGACAACAATACGATTTTGATGCGAAATATACAAAAATATTGAAAACCGCATCTTATAACAAACTAGAAATATACAAAAACCAGTATGGTTATATATTTGATAACGACAAAATGGTGAAAAACATAGATGAGTTAGATGGATTGCTAATGAAACAAGCTAAATTTTCTGCTTCAGATGTTATATATATTAACGAACATCTTAAAAACATGCCTGACAATACAGAAATTACAATAGAATACAAACATCGTGAACCGCAACAACCTAAAACATCTTCTTCTATTCCTTTTGAAATAACAAAAGAAGAAAAGACTAATTTCATAAAAGCAGCAGCGTACTTATTAAAAATAGCTCAGACATCAAACGCTAAGCCACCCGAAGATAACGTCAAAAAAGTTCAGCCGGAAATTACCAGCAGAGACGTCATAAACTGGGCGTTAATACAAGATCCAGATTTTGCTATTGCAAATAATCTGTTAGAAATGACCGGCGCTCATAATATTTTTGTCGAAGAATTGCTGAGCCAATATGAATTATTAGAATACACAAAAGAACAATTAATAAAAATGTTGTTTCAATCTGAAAGTTCGCTTCTGCCTATTGAATATAACGTAATAAGGAAAGCTTTACTCTCACTGCAAGAAGTTATTATAAGACTTGAACACGTAATCAACCAGATTGAACTTCAAAAGGCTTGAGGAGGATTTATGCTACCTTATATAAGATTCGTTACTGGCTTAAAAAGCCTAGGGTACAACTATACAACAACAAGAAATATTTGTCTTAAATATAAATATCCTACACTGTCAGAAGAGTATTTTATAAACATTAATAGCACCCATTTTGATAAATGGGTTGCTCTTTTTAAAGAAGGTTGGGAAAACAAAGAAAAATACAGAGATGTATTTTATAAGATGTTTTTTAATGCGGTAATGAGGTATAAACTATTTGCATTATTAACAGCTCAACCTGATGTAGAAAAATTAAGTAAAGTCTTGATTGATAACGGATTTAGTTATGTAACAGAAGATAATTTAATTTTGTTTAAAAAATGGTTTTGGGATACCGATATAATGGAAGAAAAAGATTGGGATCATATTTTTCTAAATAGCAGGTTTCCATCAGGAGTATTGGACAAAATCAACGTTGCTTTATTTGAAGATGAGATGGACGCTTTTTTTGATAACGGTATATTTCCAAAAGCAGATCCAGATGCGTTGCTAAACGGAACCATAGCGTTTGCATATAAAAAAATGAGAGATATGTTATCTGATCCCGTAAAACGTAGTAGAGTTAGTTATGACAAAGCTTTAAAAGACGCCTTGAAATCTATTGAAATACTTATTTCTAAAAATAAAAACGCTAGTGCTTCTGAGATTGATCCTCATAGTATTATAGATATATTGAACGAAAATATTAAATATAAACGTATGGATAGTTTTCGATCCTTCAACGAACTAAAAGACGAGGAAGGGGATAAATAATGTTTTTAGAAAACTTTGCTAAAAATGTTGATAGAAATATTTTAATAACAACTAAACAAAAAATAGAAGAAATGTTTCCTATTGAAGATTCAAATAGAATATTAACCTATGAAACGATAGATATTAAAATTCCGCCTGAAGCGTTTGATCCGTCTAAATTCTCGGAAATAGCAGATAAAGGCGGAGACATTGCTATGAATGTTAATATGAATCTTGTATTAAAAGATAAAAAGACTAACAAAGTAATAGATAAAGATACAATAAGACTAAAAATACCTATTATGAATATTAAAGGTACTTTTATGGTAAAAGGTAATGAATATATTTTGCCTACTCAACTTCGTCTTAAACCAGGAATTTACACAAGGGCTAAAGAAAACGGTGAACTTGTTGCTGAGTTCAAAATGGAAAAAGGTGAAAACTTTAAGATAATATTAGACCCTATAAACAAAAAATTACGTCTTGATAATGGTAGACAAATAAAACTTATTCCTTTATTAAAAGGATTAGGTGTAACAGAAGCAGAAATGAAAAGGGCATGGGGCGATTCTGCATTTAGAGAACTGAATGCTGCCGATGGTTCGGGTGATCCGGAAAAAGAAGTAACAAAGTTTATGGAAAGAAGCTTTTCCAAACGATATCAATGGTTATGGGGCGATATTCCGAATGATTTACCTCCTTCAGAGAAGGTTAGAGCTTATTTAAACAAAACCGAGCTTGACCCTAATATTACTGAAATCACTATGGAAAAACCATATTCCAAGGTTGATATTCAAACAATGTTAGACGCTGTTAAACAGTTAATATTAATTGCCAACGAGGAGAAAAAACCTTCTGGTATGAGTTCTGTTGTGTTCAAGAAGGCAAACAAACCTATACACTTTATTGAAGAAAAACTTGAAGATATGAAAAAGATTTTAAACAGTAGTGTGAAACCTAGAATATCAAGGTTTGATGAAATTAAAAAAATAATTTCGCCAAGTTACACCCAAAAAATTTTTGATGATTTTTTTCTAACTTCATCGGTATCTCAACTATCAGATCAACCAAACCCGTTGGGATTGTTATCAAATTTAGGTAAAGTTGTTTTAACTGGAGAAGGCGCAATAGAAGAAGATAGGGCTATAACAGAGATTGACAGAAGTTTAGACCCATACCATTTTGCGTTTATTGATCCTGTACACACACCTGAATCCGAAAAAATAGGTTCAAATTTGTATGCAACTATTGGTGCTTTAAACTCTATATACGGCAATAAAGACAAAGAACTTAAAAACACATTTTACGATTTAAAAGAAAAGAAAAGAAAACAATTATCTCCAGTAGAAGTATATAACAAAGTATTAGCGTTTCCTGGAGAAATAAAAGATTTTAAACCAACCGGCAAGATAGTTAAGGCTATTCATAAAGGGAAAATTAAAAACGTTAAAGACACAGAAGTTGATTTGGTACTACCAACAGCTGCTGATATGTTTGATATTTCTTCTAACACGATACCTTTTCTACAATCGATAAATGGGAACAGAGCTATGATGGCTTCTAAACATCTAACTCACGCAATACCTTTAAAAGAACCAGAACAACCTTTAGTTCAAACTAAAGTGCCTGAAAAACAATTAACCTTTGAACAAATGGTTGGTTCTACTAACACTATCAATTCTCCAGTTGACGGAACAGTTACAAAAATTACAAACAATAAAATCTATATAAAAGATACCTTTGGCAAAATACACGAGATAGGTATGATAGATTATCTACAAACAGGAGAAAACACCTTTTTGAAAAACATACCTGTTGTAAAAGTCGGAGATAAAGTAAAAAAAGGAGATTTGCTAGCAGAATCTAATATAACCAAAAATGGTACTTTAGCTTTAGGAAGGAATTTAAAAGTAGCCTATGTTCCATATAAAGGGTTTAACTATGAAGACGGTATAGTAATCTCTGATACTGCGGCAAAAAAACTAGCGTCTGAACATTTAAGAAACTTTAAAATAGAGATTTTGCCCGGAACAATTTTAAACAAAGAAAAGTTTAGAGCTTATTTTCCACAAAATTATACTATGACACAACTTAATAAACTTGACAACCGTGGCATTATAAAAGAAGGAGAAAAAGTTAGATATGGAGACCCTATTGCGGTTGTTCTTAGAGAAAGAGGACAAAGTCTACAAGAACAATTGATAGGTGATTTGCATAAACAATTAATGTCTCCTGTAAAAAACGATAGCATAGAATGGGATAGAGATGTTGAGGGGGAAGTTGTTAAGGTAATCAAATCCCCAAGTTCGATACAAGTAAAAGTTAAAAGTGTTGAACCCGTTATTCCGGGAGACAAAATAGTTGGGCGGCACGGTAATAAAGGAACAGTTGCACAGGTAATACCAGAATCCGAAATGCCAAGAGATGAAAAAGGAGAACCAGTAGAGGTTCTTATGAACCCTGCAGGAATTCCATCGAGAATAAACCCGTCTCAATTATTAGAAACAGCGGCAGGAAAAATCGCAGTTGCAACAGGTAAACCATATTTAGTAGAAAACTTTGCAGACGACAATTATTTAGATAAAATATTGAACGAATTAAAAAGACTCAATTTGAAAGAAAAAGAATATTTAACTGATCCGGCTTTAGGTAAGTTAGAAAAACCAGTTACTACTGGTTATCAATATATAGTAAAACTCCCACAACAAGTCAATGAAAAAACCAACATAAGAGAAGAATGGGGTTACGACGCAGACAAAAGACCTCTTAGAGGCGGACAAGAGGGCGGTGGAGCTAGAGCTTTAGACCCTCTGACCACTTATGCTCTAATAGCTCATGACGCCCGAGCAAACATGCGTGAGATGGCTACATATAAAGCAGAAAAAAACGATGAGTTTTGGGCAGCTGTTCAGAATGGACAAATTCCGCCTGCGCCAAAACCTACATTTGCCTTTAATAAGTTTGTTGGTTATCTTAAAGGTGCTGGTATAAACGTAGAAAAAAGCGGGAACTATCTCAAATTATCGCCAATGAAAGATAAAGATATAATTTCTATGTCGAGTGGAGAAATAAAAACACCTGATACACTTAAAGGATATAACCTAACCCCAGAAAAAGACGGATTGTTTGACGTGAATAAATTAGGAGGGTTACAAGGAAGCAAGTGGGGACACATAACATTAGCCAAACCTATTTTAAACCCTACTTTTGAAACACAAGTTAAAAAAATCCTCGATATAAACTCAAGAGATTTTAAGGCTTTGTTAGATGGGCAAAAAGGTGTAGATGAACTAGGAAATATAGTACCTGAAAAACAAGCTAAATATTTTGGTGGCGAAGCTTTTAAAAAGTTATTAGAGAAAGTGGATATAGACAAAGAATTGAAAAAAATTCGAACACAATTAGAAAAAGAAGATCAATTAAAACCTGAAGAAGTCGAACAATTACTTGATAAAGCTAAACTATTAAGAGGATTAAAAGAAACCAAAACAAAACCGACTGATTTTGTTATTTCAACACTGCCGGTTTTACCTCCACAATATCGACCAATATATCCATCACAAGACGAAAAGTTTATGGTGGTTTCCCCTATAAACTATTTATATAAGGACACAATACTTTTAAACAATCAAATAAAAGAAGTAGAAAAAAACAAATTAATTACTCCTGAAGAAGAAAAGAAGCTAATAAGCGAACTGTATAAACAAATAAAAGCGTTGGTGGGTACTGGTTCGCCACTACCGTTTACTCAATCTGCTAAAGAAGGTGCAAGTGGTGCACTAGAATTTATAGCTGGAAAAGGCAGTCCAAAACAAGGATACTTTCAATCAAAGGTATTAAATAAAAGGCAAGAACTCTCATCTAATTTAGTCATTCAAAATGGACCAGATCTAAGTTTAGATGAAGCAGCTTTACCAGAAGAAGCTGCTTGGAATTTATACAAACCGTTTTTAATCAAACGTTTGCAAAACAACGGATACAACATAAAAGAAGCCCAAGATTTAATTAAGAAAAGAGATCCTGTTGCTCGAAAGGCGTTAGAAGAAGAATTAAATAGTAGACCTGTTATATTAAACAGAAGCCCATCACTACACAAATTCTCTGTCATGTCATTTAAACCAGTCTTGACAAAAGACAAAGTTTTGAGGTTGAACCCATTAATTGTAAAAGGATTTAATGCTGATTTTGACGGCGATTCAACTATTAACTCTGTTTACTGTAGAATTTTGAACCTCGATACATTAACTAAAGAACAAAAAGCGTTCTTATTTGAAAAAGAAAACAACACTACCAGTAAATACTTTGAAGGAATTATAAACTTAGAAGATTTCCCGCGAATAGAAGAATCTTTAGTCGAAAAAAGAAATAAGGAAATTTACGATGTCCCGGCTGGAGTTGAAATTTTATCTCATAAAAACGGGAAAACATCATTTATGCCTGTTCAAAAATACAGTATTCATAAAAACCTAACCATGTTAAGAATTACAACGACTTCGCAAAGAAATATTTTCTGTTCTTTAGACCATTCTTTGGTTACTTTAGACGATAAACTGAATTATGTATCGGCAAAACCAAGAATAAATCTTGCTATACCAAGACTAAAAAACATATACAACAGTATTCCCATAAACGACAACGTTATAGTTCCGGAGGCATTAACTCCCGACGGAGATTTGCCGTTTGGTTGGGAGCAGACCTCTTACGAATTTCGAAAGAAATTGTTATTTAACGTTTTAGAGTTAAACAACCCAAAAATTCGAAAGAAATTGTATAGAAGAGAACAATTTCCAAAAACGACTTTTTCAAGACGTGCAGCGTTCGAGATAGTTGCTTTATCAGAAAGTCTTGGACTTGTAGCGTCTTTAGAACTCATTTCAAAATTAGATCAACCAGAAGAATGGTTAATAACCTTCTCACAAAAAAGCATTGACAACATCAAAAAAATGCTTAGAGGTGAGAAATGCGAACCTGTAGCTGAAACAGTTATATACACGCCACCTTTATCAGATAAAAGATTAAAAGAATTGAGAAAAGCAATAGGTGCTCCAAGAGTTAGGGATGATTTGAACTTACCAGTTAATCTACCTATCGAAGAAAAAGAACGAAGAAGAGAAATACGAAAATTATATATGAAATGTACTTATGCAATGCAAAAAAAAGCACCGCTTGATAAAGAAACAGCTCTTGAAATTTTCAAACTTGATTTAGATATATTCCAAAAAGAATTCTGGAAAAAATGGAAAGAGATGGTATTAGATGACAATGTTATTTGGGAAATCATTGAAGAAATAGAGCACGTACCACAAATAACCAAGGCGTATGATTTAACGTCCTCTCCGAATTTTACGATGGTTACAGAATCTGGATTTGTCATTCAAGATACCATGGCGGTACATATACCAGTTACAGAAGAAGCTAGGCAAGAAGCTTTGCGAATGACTCCGTCTAAGAACCTATTCAAACCAGGCGATAATTCTCTTATGAACACGTTGCGTTTGGAATACAATGGTGGTATATACAATCTTACAGAGCCGCCGCAAAGTCAAAAAGTAAAAGACACAAACGCTCGAAGTTACTCGGAATTATTCAATGAATTATATTCTAACAAACTAAAATACAATGATTTAATAAAATTTAACGGTAAGGTATCGACTGTAGGACGACATTTAGTCAACGAATTATTCCCAGAGAAATACAGAAACTATGACATTAGATGGGATGCAAAAAAAATCAATTCTGTAATTGAACAAATAGCAAAAGAAAACTCTGACAAAGCAGTAGATATTTTAAATAAACTAAAAGAATTGTCAAGGTTTGGAATGTATAAAGTTCCATTTTCAGCAGGATTAAGCGATTTAACTCTTCAAGAAGCTAACGTGTTTAAAGAGAAAATTAAGAAAATAGATATGGCAAATGTTCCAGAACAAGAAAAAATTAAGAAAATGGAAGAAATAGATCAAGAAATTTCAAAATTTTTAAATAGCAAATCTAAAGATTTGGCAGACAAGAACGCCTTCTTAATGATGAAAGACTCAGGAACAAAAGGATCAACCGCACAGATAAAGCAACTGTTAATAGGACCAGTAAGCGTTCAAAACAATTTCGGGGAAACAATACCTGTACCAATAGGAAAAAGTTACGGAGAAGGTTTAACTCCGTCACAATATTTTTCTGCTTCTTTTGGAGCTCGTATGGGTATGCTTGCAAAGAAGATGGGGGTATCAGAACCTGGAGCATTGAATAAAGAAATTCTGAATTCTGTTGCAGACCTAATAATAACAGAAACAGATAACCCAGATGACCCTGGTGTTCCGTATGACATCACAATGACAGACGACAACGATCTGATCGGCAGAATTTTATCAAAAGATGTAATTGACAATTCTGGAAAAGTTATTGCGAAAAAAGGCGAAACTATAACCCCAAAACTATTATCTCTAATAAAAAATGCACGTCGCCGATACATATACTTAAAATCTCCTTTAACAGACCCGACACCAGAAGGCATGTCAGCAGCAGCGTTTGGAATAGATGAAACCGGAAGATTACCCAGTATAGGTACAAATATAGGTGTTAAAAACACTCAGTCTATTACAGAACCTTTATCTCAAGGTGCTTTAAACTTTTTCCATACTGGTGGAGTGTCATCTACAAAATCATCTATGTCAGCTTATGAAGCTATCAATACTATGACTAAATTGACGAGTAATTTCAAAGCAACATCTGCTGTATTGTCTCAAGTAACAGGTAATGTACAAAAAATTAAAAGACAACCGCTTGGCGGATATGTTGTTACCGTTGATGGCGTACGTCATATAATTCCACCAGGATTAAGACCTAAAGTACAAGAGGGAGATAAAATAAAGAAAGGGCAACCTTTATCTACTGGTGTGGTACATCCTGAAAACGCATATCAAGCAAGAGGTATGAACTATGCCAGACAAACAATGGCTAATCAATTCAAGTCCGCCCTTAAAGGAACAATAAACGTTAATTCTTCTACGGTCGAGACTTTGGTAAGAGGTTTAACCTCACATGTTCAAATTACTAATCCTGGACCGTTTAGAGACAGATTTGATATAGGTGACGTTGTCCAAGGACAGTACATTGATTTTTTAAATAGACAAGCTACTCTAACGAAAAAACCTGTTAATGACAATTTAATAGGATGGATGGTTGGCGATAACTATGAAGATATAACCGTAGGAACGCCAATTGATAGAAATATATTAAAAGAATTACAAGAATTAGGGTTAAAAGAAATAATGGCATATAAAGAAGTAATAAAATACAAACCGATTATCAAAGGTACAACGGTATTGCCACGTAAGAAGTCAGATTGGTTACACAAAGCCACTTTTAGAGGGTTAAAACGAGACCTACCAGAAGAAGCCGTCAGAGGTGGAAAAGCAAATATTCACGGTACGAGTCCTCTTACTGCTTGGGTATATGGCGCGGAAATTCGAAGAGACGAAAAAGGCAGGTATTAAAAATGCTAACAGAAGAATTCGTAAAAGTTGCTGAACCTGCAGGAAGCAAATTATTGTCCGGAACTGCAGATATTTTGGCTGGTATACCAATCACAGTAGGTACAATGGCTGCCCAAAAAAGTACAACTAAAAAAATGAATGAATTGGCTTCTCAATATTATGCTTTAACTGGTACTGAATTAACTGAAGATCTAGGCAAATACCAAAAACAACGCAGTGGTGGTTTGTTGCGTGCAGGCGGTTTAATTGCAGGTACTATATTAGGAACTGCTTTAGGTGGTAAATTAGGTGCAAGTTTGGGTGGTAAACTAAGTGGCAAATTCCCGAAAGTCCCAGGCGGAAAAGTCACAACTAAGCTGGTAGGAGCAACAACCACAAAAGAACTCGGTGAAATAGCTGGAGCATCATTAGGTTCAAACGTTGCAAGTTTTGCCGATACTGCAATGGATATGAAATCAGTAAAACAAGCTAAAAAGAATTTAGAAAAAGATACTAAAATTGATCCTGTAAAAAAAGAAATGCTAAGTCAAGCTTTGGAATTACAAAGAGAATCTAATAAAAAACACAATATAGCTGATACAATAGATTTGTTTACTTCTCCTATGTTACAACACGGTGCTAAAAAATTTAAACTAAAACTTAAAAAATAAAGTTAAACATCGAGATTTTTCTTTCTCGTATTTGCAAAACTCCACCTCATATGTTATAATATATATGAGGTGATATTTAATGAATATCTTAGAAATCAAACAAAAAGTAAAAGAAGAGTTGAAGATTGAAGACGTTATTTCCGAGTACGTGCAACTAACAAAAAGTGGAAAAAACTATAAAGGGTTGTGCCCATTTCATGAAGAGAACACGCCAAGTTTTTTTGTATTCCCTAAAACTCAAACTTTCAAATGCTTTGGTTGCGGTGAACAAGGAGATATCATCTCGTTTATAGAAAAACACGAACATATAGATTTTAAAGAAGCTATTGCTATCTTATCGTCAAAACTCGGAATTAAAATTGAAGATAATTCAGAACCATATTCTAACTTACTGTATAAACTTAAAGAGTTGTATAAAGAAACACTCAAAAACTTACCTTCGGAACATCCTGCAAAGGTGTACATTAGTAGTCGGTTAACTGATAATGAAATAGATGCTTACGATATTGGATTTTCTTCGGGTCAAGAATACGAAACGTTGTATGCTCAAAACATCGATTTATTTAATGAGTTAGGATACTCCAATACAGATATGTTTCTTAACAGAATTATTTTTCCTATAAAAAATGATTCAGGGGCAGTTATAGGGTTTGGTGGTAGAAGTATTGATGATAACAATCAACCAAAATATTTAAACTCACCCGCATCAAAAATCTTTAATAAATCAACTATCTTATACGGAATTGATAAAGCAAAAAAGGTTATTGAAAGCAATAATTTTGTTATTCTGTGTGAAGGATATATGGATACTATAAAACTACAATCATGCGGTTTACAGAACACCGTAGGTATTTTAGGTGTAAATTTTACAGACGATTTAATAAATAAAATAAACAAATTGAACAAAAATCAAATCTTAATGTTTGATAATGACAAAACTGGAATGAAAGCAAAAATAAAATATATAAAAAATAATATGATAGCCAACATAACGGTTACTATATACAAAGGGAAAGACCCGGATGAATTCATTAAAAATGTATCGCGCGCACAACTAATAGACACAATAAAAAAGTCTGTTACCGCAATAGACTTTCTTCTAGTAGTCCTTAGAAAAACTTATAATTTAGAGAATGAATTTCAGAAAAACAATTATCTCAAAGAACTCAGCACATTATATAAAGATGCTATTGCTAAAGGAAATTATCAAGCTGCAGACAAGATTTTAAAAGAAATAGAACGTTTAAACATATCAAAGGAAGTGTTTTTGGGATATGACAACAACGTTTCTCAAAAAGAGAACATAAATAAAATTAACAAAAGAAGAGAATTGAATATAACATTTGAAAATAAGCTATCTAATATAGAGATTACTCTTCTTACTTTAATAATAAGGAAAAATGATGAAATAACAGCTTATTTAAAACAATTAGATCCAGATGTATTACCGACAGAATTATCGAAAAGGATATTAATAAACTTTCAAAAAAATGAAAGGCTGGATGTTGTTGCAGAAGAACCTGAAATTGACCTTTTTTTAAGTGCAAATAATTATAAAAAAATATTAGAAATTGAATCAAAAATAATAGCTATAAGTTTTGAAAAATTCAAAAATGTATGTGAAAAAAGCAAAATAAAAAAAGATATAAAATCAGCTCAAACCGAAGAAGAAAAAGCTTTGCTTTTGGAAAAATTAATTCAAGTTCAGAAAGGAGCAAAACATTGGAAAAAGAAAATACAATCAAATATGGATTAAACAAAAACAAAGATGTTTTTTATGTCAGATTCCCGAAAAGATATTTTGATGAATCTGAGTTTGACCCTTATTCATTAAAATATGACGAAGAACAAGAAATTTGGTTTGACAAAACATATAACAAACCGGGATGGTTTTCGTTTCTGTTTGCTTTAGGCAATCATGTACCTCAAGAATATGTAGATAAAATAAAAAGTAAGTTAGATGAAGGCAAAAAATATGTGTACACTATAACTGACAAGGGTGTGTATGTCAAAACAGGATATTTGAATTTAGTAGAGATATTATTAGAACTAGGATTTTCAAGTTGCAAAGAAAACATGCTTTATTTTGCACCTATGAAAGATGCTATAAAGAATGCCGATAAAATTAAAGAAATATTCGATTCAGAATTAGGCAGCAAACTTCAAGAAACAGCTCGTGTTAAATCGGAGTTAGACAGAATAAACAAACAAATAGTATCTAATAATTTAAGGGGTCAATTCCCAAAATACCTTTACGAATTTCAAAAAGATTTTGTTGAAATAGCATTAACAAAATTTCTTTCTGGCGAAACCGGTATTATGCTAGCTGATGCTGTTGGGCTAGGAAAAACAGTCCAAAGTTTAGGTGTTGCAGAAATGCTGTTCAGATTAAACAAGATTGACAAAGTTTTGATTATAACTAAAAAGAACGTTGTCAACCAATTTGCAACAGAAGTAAAACGCTTTTTAAATATTGACCCTGTAATTTTATCGACAGTATCTTGGCATCCTGAACGAGGCAAAGTGTTGGTGTGCAATTATGAACCAATCAAGAAATTCGTAAATAACTGGAATTTATTACCGCCTGGTTCAGAAAATCGTATATTATTTATTATTGATGAAATAACAACACTGAAATCTCCAAAATCAGCAATAAGAAAAGCTTTTGATTTGTTGTTAAAAACATATCCTGGTTTTAGAATAGGTATGACAGCAACTCCGTTTGGCAAAGAATTAGAAGAAACATACAATATATTTAAAATAATTGCACCGGATTTTATGACATGGAGACAATTTAACATACGTCATAGAAACACAACAAGAATCACAAAAACATTTAAAAACAAACGTGGTGAATATTATACACGAGATATAGAAATAGTATTGAACTATAAAAATTTTGGAGAGTTCCATAAAGCCATAGAACCTCATATGGTCAGAAGGGATAAAACTGTAGCAAACAAAGAGTTAGGAGAAAAAATAGTAAAAAATATTGTTTTGTTACCAAACAAGAAGTTCCTTGAACTATACTTAAGATTTTTAAATGACATTGAAATAGCTATACAAAAAATATACGAACCGCCCGAACAACATATTGGTCAGCTTATGGGATTATCGTTATTACGACAGTTTTGTAATTATGTTGGTCTTTTTGAAGAATCTGAGTCTATGTTGCTACAACACATTCCATATAAAGAGTATATATTAGAATCACCTACACCAAAACTTAAATGGACTATTGAAAAAGTCAAAGAGATTAATGATAGGGTAATCATATTTTCTGAATTTTCGAGAATGGTTCGTGTTCTTGACGCTGCTTTAAAAGAACAGGGATTTAAAACAAAAACAATCACTGGAAGTACAGACCGTGACGATAGAGAAAAACTAAGATTAGATTTTCAAAAAGGGAAGTTTGATGTTCTGATAGGAACAAACGCCATTGCGTATGGTGGTAATTTTCAATTCGTAAACCATTTAATAAATTACGATATAGCATATAATCCAGAAATCAACTATCAAAGGGAAGGACGCATACATCGTCTTGGAAACAAAGATACAAAATATATTTATAATCTCATACTATCAAGCGGTTCTCCGGAAGTGCAGACGATAGAAGAGCTGTTAATTCAAAAGGTTATGCGAAGAATGTCAGAAGCTGAAATAACAATAGATGGTATACCAGACAATTCTGGTGACACAATTTTAAGTGAGCTGTCACGCCAGATTTTCCACTAATTTTTGGTATATATATATAAGGAAGTTATGCTGTAAAAATTAACCCCCTTTTTTTTAAAAAATTAAGGGGGTAATTGATTTTCTACTTGAAAAACTATACTAACATTTTTGGGAACTTTGCAAATGTTTTATTTACATTTTTTATTTTATTAAGAATTCTCCCGTTAGTATCTAAAAATAACGCAGGATAGAAACTGTTTTCTCTATAGTAATATGCTATATTACGTTCGATTATTTTAAGTATAATAGGTTCTATATTTCTATACAATTGAAAATCCACAACTTCAGATGGTGTTGTAGCAATTTCGAGAACATCTTCATCTAGCAAAGCGCTTTCATCGTAAATTTGCAACATGTGTATTTTCGTATTATAATCAATAATTTCCGACAATTCATTATATATATCCAAAGTTAGTAACCTAAACATAGGTAAGTTGTTGTTCACGATATCATACGAAAATTCTTCGTACTTGTTCATTTGCAGCATATTCAGAACTGTAGGCATATATTGATTAACTACAAAACTTATCAACTTAAAAAAATCAGTTTTATTCTGATTTAATGAATCATGCACTAGATATCCCCCCTTAACAATCTAAAATCAACATAATGTTTTGGAGTTTCTTTTGTATCATCTACCTTAATATCGTTTTTAAAACTTTCTATTAAACGATCTCTTATATGTATTAATGCATCGTACAAAGGAACTCGTTCAACAGTATAAACTCCGGGTTTTACAAACTTCAAGGGCACAATTTCATATCTTTGTTTGTTGATAATTGCACACTCTAAAAAAATTTGAATTTTATCAAACTCGTTAATCTCGTTGAAGGCATAGTCTATCATAGGAGTTTTGATAAAGTTACCTTTCCCAACCGAAATCATCTCGTTTGTATCGGTAGTATATAAAAGAGGAGTAAATTCCAAACAGTAGAAATCGAAAGGGATGTTTCCATTCACAATTACATGTTCACATTGCTTTTTTGTGTCATCGAGTTGTAGAAGGATTAGATTAAAGTCGTCTATTAAATCTTTTATACGTCCTTTTCTTTTGACACAGTATCCAAACAAGACTTCGGGGAGAACCCGAAACGATTTGGAAAGATAGAAAAAAGATAAAAGCAGTTTTTTTTCAGGGTCTAACATTTTCTCGCCTCCCTTGCAGGTTTGTTAATAAAATTATAGCACAAATTCACATTATATCAAAGAAAGGAGTGATTTTTTTGAAGGAAAATGAGTTGGAACATGTTATATTAATGTTAAAAAAAAATAACAATATAGACTCTGTTTTAAACAGGCTTAACGAACCCAACAAAATTCTTGATGAAATAGACGTATTTATAAGCAAAGAAATATTAGATCCTGTTTTAAATGAAGAAACGTATGATTTTTGATATAGCTTCGTTGTACCAAAGAGTTTTTTGAAAAATGTTAATATATCTATGAAACCAATTGCAGGGAGGCATTTATTGTGGTGATACTGAAGGTATTAAAAAAATATATTGAATTGTCAGATGCTGGTAAATCGCCTAGACATTTTTATAACTTTGTTATAACCATTCTAGAATTAGCAGAAAGAAATGCGCTTATTACTGGCGATAGGTTGAATATGGGGCAGATGACAAGAAAATATGATACAACAAGATCCCGATTATTAGACACATGGAAAATGTGTAACGAAAGAGGGTTTCTTGAAGCAGTAAACGAAAGCGATTTTGGGAGATATGTAATACGTTTAGGTCCTGTTTTCAAAGAATACTTTGCTGCTATTATGCTTGAAACAAATGAATTTCCTGGCGATGAATTTGTTAAAAGTTTATTCAAACAATTCTTTGAAGCAACAAGAGACACATTTGCTGGCGAATTGCAAAAAGTAATCAATAAAACAGTACAAATTAGCTTTAAAGAAGAAAATCCTGATATATGGAAATTTTTGAATGAAGACCAAAAAACAATCCTAGAAGTTTATGAAACATACGCCAAAAAATTAGAGCTAGACGAATTTGGTATTTTCGAAAAAATCACTAAAACATACGATAAAAACGAAATATTGGAAGCAATTTACACAATTTACGGTATGAGTAGAGAATCAAATTATTTAACGAAATATGGTCTTAAGGCTTTAGATAATCACTTATCTTTAAAACATGCTGAAGCAGAACTTAATGCTTCAAAGAAGAAATAATTTATATTTCCCCAACGAAGGAGGAAAAAAGTATGAGTGTATATGAAGAGTTCACCTCAAAAGGGTGGCGACTCCCATTTGTAGGAAGAATTAAAGTAGGTGGTGCAGAATGGGTTAAAACAAAAGACGGACGAAATGTTCGTAAACCCATTAAATACGATTATTTTGTAGTTACATCTATTGTTCGAGATGGAAAGCTCGAAGATCAACTACATCCGATATTCTATCCTATGTTTCAAAAAAAGCGTACGTTACCAATAACTTTCCCATCAGATAACATTAAAGATATTCTACTTTTAGAATATGGCGTATTTAGGACGGGAAAGAAACTATGTTTGGGTAACGGAGAAACGTATGAAAGAGATGAAACCGGAACTGGCAAGATTACAACAGGAGTATGTAATTATGCATCATGCCCGTTTGGCAAGAAGAACGGCTGCAAATTAAATATGAGTTTAAGGGTATTATTACGTGCACCCAACTCAAATCATGCGTTTACAGGCGGATACTTTGTGTTTCAATCTTCGGGTGTAAAAACAATAAGAAGCATTACAGCAAACCTGTTAATGGCTAAAGAAGTTTTTGGATATTTAGCTGGATTGCCAGCTTTTCTTGTAATGGATAATAATAGTTCCAAAGTTCCCGATCAGCAAAAAGGAGGCAGTAATACATACTATTATCATTATGAAAGGTTAGAGTTTCTTATCCCATTAGAAGAGATTAAAGGAAAAAACCTTATGAAACCAAACAGCAACATAAATATGATTGAACCTGATTTGCTATCTAATGAAAAACAAAACGGACCAATCATAAAAAACAACGCTGAAGTAAATAACGTTATAAAGCGCGAACGTGCACAAAATGTTTATTCAGCCCCGCAAGAACGTGACACTTTTGAGCTAGAAGAAGATGATTTGCTTGGGTTTGATCTTCCAGATTGGGAACAGGAATTAGAAGATTTGAGTAAAGAGTTGCAGTAATAATTAGCACCCCAATCTGAAAAGGTTGGGGTGGCTATTAAACTAAAAGGAGGGAAAGGAATTATGAAGGCTCAATCTGCAAGTTCTATTAAAAAAGCTGAATGTTTGGCTTCTTATGATTTGATATATAACAAGAAGCTAACAAAGTTTGAAAGTGGCATTTATGCTATGATAGGAAAAATAATGCATAAAATACACGAAGAATATTTCAACGCAATAGTGACTAATTCTGTTGGAAATCTGAAACATGACATAGATACGTTTAGAAATATTGTAGCAAACAACCTAGCGCTCATTCAAGATGATGTAATAAAAGATGAGGTATACAATATTTCAAGTTTATTAGATCCATCTAAATATTTAGATGAAATTGCTTTTACAAAAGGTGTGCCAGAAAGAAAGTTAGCCATAGATAAAAACGGAAAACCTGTAGACTTCTTTTCAAACGACGCATATGCAAGAGGGATTATAGACGTACATTGGGCTGATGGGAATGTTCTAAATATTTTGGATTACAAAACAAACGCTCAAAAAATTGAAGATATGGAACAGCTGGAATTTTACGCATGGTTAACCAGAGAATATTACAAAGAGACCAATCCAAACATAACCAATATAGTCGTGTATTATGCGTACTTGAGGTTTCCGTCACCACTTGTAAAAGCTGGAGAATTTTTCGTTGAAGAAATTGACACAATGCTTGCACCAAAGTTTGAAGAAAAGATAGACAAAATTGTTAATGCAACAGAATTTCCACCAAATCCTTCTCCAACAAGATGCAAATTCTGTGAAGTTTCGTATGCGTGCCCATTGTTAAAAGAATTCGATACTATAGTTTTAAAACCAGAAGATCAAATAACAGAAGAAGATGCAAAAATTTATGCGCACACATATTTTGTAGCGGAATCAGCTGTTGAACATTTGAAACCACTTGTTGAAAAGTTTTTAAATAATTCTCCAACAGGAGAATTAGATTTAGGTTCTGAAATATTGTATTTTCAGAGCAAACAACGTCGCATTCTAAAATACGACAAAATAAAATCAAAACTATTCAAAGTGAAAAAAGAAGATTTAATTAATCATATTTCTATTTCTCAAACTTTAATTAACAAACTAGGGATAGAAACAGATGATGAAGATTATGAAGTTAGAGAATATAAAACATTAACTACCCGACCAAAGGAGGAAAACTGATGTCAAAATATGACGAGAAAGTTTTATGTTTGAACAAAAAGTTATTAACAACAAAAAGCGATGAACTAGTAATTTTAGGATTAGGTTTTGGGTCACCCAAAAAAGCTGGAGCAATAATGGTTGCTGACGCAGCAAGTACGGATTTAATGGATATTGCAAAGTTTGTTACAAGGAGGGATGCAGGGGATGACCCTGACTTCCCTATTGATGCTAACGAACTTGAATATATACAAATAATACCGTACATTGTTGTTATAGACAAAGACAACCAGAATGTGTTAATGGGAATACGTTCCGAAGATCCAACTGAAAAAAGGCTGGCAAGCAAGTTGGCACTTGGTTTAGGTGGACATATAAACGAAAAAGATTTTGCGCCAGGAGATAGTTTTGCGGATGTGTTAATCAAAGCGGCACAACGAGAAATAAAAGAAGAACTAGTTGGAGCAGAAAAAACAAAAATCGGATTTTATCCTTGGTTTGATTCCGAGGATAAGAAAAAAGATTTTTATGTTTTATTTTATGAAGGAAACGAGAAAGTGTCCACTTTCCATATGGGCATTTTAATGTTTGCAGTAATAGAAGAAAAAAATGGCAAGTTAGATTTTGCTGAAGGTCAAAAACTAGTAGAATTATTTCCTGATTTTCTACCAGAACATCAAATAGATATTCAAGATACTATAAATAAAATACAGCCTGGTTTTCCGTCTGTTGATTTTGAAAAAGAGTATGCTCTTGCCTACAATTATCTAGTATTAAACAACGTTGAAGAAGCACTAGAATTATTTAGAACATCAAATCCAGATGTCGTCCCTGAAGGTTGGACATTGTTTGCTGCTGCTATACTTAGTAAACTTCCTAATCAGCTGGAACAAATTAGAACTTTCTCGAAATTGAACCAAATGGTCAAAAAACTAAAAATTTGAAAGGAGATAATAAGTTTAATGAGGATAAAACAGTACAAACCTGCGTTTTATATAAATTCTTTTGATTTAGATAAAATTGATAAATATATAGAAGAAAGTTTTGAAGATGATACGACCTCAGATTTCATTATTTCTGATGACGGTTATGTTAGAGTTAAAGGAATACCGCAGGGTAAAAAAATTGAGAGTGTCGTGTTCCCAGAAACAAGGTATGAATATGATGGTTTGAAAACATTCGCAGCTTGGTATTCTTTGGTATATACATATCGTATGCAGTACAAAGACATATTAAAATCAAAACTTGGAGAATCCATTGAAACTGTTTTAATAAAAAAAGAAAACGATCTATGGTTGTTTCAAGATGGCAGATTTGACAGAGAAAACAGAATTATATTAAAAGCGCAAAAAAAGGATATTGATTTTTTACCTGTGTACTTTTGGGATACTTATGAGAGAGTAGTAGAACATATGGGTGCGCAACAACCTACCAGTTATTTTGATAATCTTATCAATTTTTCAGGAATAGCAGATACAGTTAAGATTCACGAGTTGCGATATAAACGAAGAAAATTCTATGCAACTGTAAGCGTTTTAGAAAACGATGCGCCAAAAGAAAAAATCAGTTTATTCTTTTTCAACCTAGACAACGGTGAAATAAGCTTTCCTAGTTATAGAACCATAGTTTCAGAAAGAAGTTTTGGAAACGTATCAGATGCCAAAGCTTTCATAAGGACTTTGAAAAGAAGTATTGAAAATTAACATCATCATCCAACAGCTTTTTTGGCTGTTGGATTTGATTTTTGTTGTTGACTATAATGTAATTTTATGGTAGAATCGTTGTTGACTATAATGTAATTTTATGGTAGAATCTAGTCAACTACCCCACCCTATAGAGGGTGGAGCTTGTGATTAACAAGCTCAGTTGATTAGCCTCAGCCAGGGGGTATTAACCCTATCGGGCTACGTTATATGGGAATATATAGTCACCATAGGATGCTCCACAAGTCCTATGCTCTGAGGGCAGTGGTTAAACATCTCTGAGGGGATGGCATTCATCCCCAACCTATAGAGGTTGGGGTCTTATGCCACAAAAAATGATAAAGCTTTTATAATAATTCAACAGAAAGAAGGAGGTAGCTACTATTAACACTTATATAACGAACAAGCATCAAATATGGAGAGATGACACTTATTTCAAAACACTGCTTCTTGAACATGCAAATGAAGTACCAGATGGGATTTTTGTATTTAAAGAAGAAAATGATTTTATAAACAAACCAGTTCGGTTAATACAGAAAGACAACGAATGGTATTTAGTAAACATCGACAGAAAACCATTTCTAGATGTAAACAAAAAGCCTCTTCCAAAGTTAACCATTCAAGATTTCTTCTACTTTGTAAAAACAAAAACTTTAAGGAAACTCAAAAAAGAAGAATATGCTTATATTTCATACCTTATTATGAAACATTTAAATGCTTATTTTGAGATTGATTCTGAAAAATATCAGAATATAATCGATGAATTTAGTAAATCTCCTCTAACCAGATTTCATGGGTTGTATGAGGTATTTATTTTAGCTGTTGATTTACAAAGATATTCGGAAAAAATAGGCTATAAAACATTCATATTAACAAAAACATTCGTGGAACAAAATTTGGGTATGAACAATGCGACTGCTTCATCTGTTTTAATGGTTTTAACAGCTTCCGGGATATTAAATAGAACCAAAGTTATCAAAGTAAATGGTAAAAGAACGTTCGCTTATAAAATCTCTAATGAGGTTTTAAAATCTCCCAAAAAAGCTTTCCATGATGCTTATTGGGTAATTAGGAAATTACAAACAGTAGCAAAAACAAAAGGCATAACAAAAATAAAAGCGAAACATGTTTATGAACATTTTGGCTCAGAAAAAGCTTCGGAAATTTTGAAGCTTACCTTTGATTATTACAAGCTTTTGTATAAAACTCAACCAAGAGATCCTAAACACAAGTTCTTACCATCAAAAACTCGTAGAAGAAATTACATAAAAGAATTATATTCTTTTTTAAACACTCCAAGAGAATATTTTGATAGTAGAATTAAGAGCCTTTTCTTAAAGACGTTTATCATTGAACAAGGCAAAAAACGTAAAAAAGGTCCGATTGAGTTTATACCTGTTATATAGAAAATAACAACAAGAATTAATAAGTTAAAATCAAAAGCAGCATTTTAAGTGCTGAGTTTTTTCATTTTCAAATTTTCGATTAAATTTTAAAAAACGCTAAAATAAAAATCGCGCCGGTTCATTTTTTATCTTTTTTCTTATTTTTATTTGTGAAAAAAATAACGTAGTTAGCTCACTAATGTTAAGTGAAGATATAATGAAACTAGTTTGAATATGGATTTTATTGGTAAAGTTAAGATTATACCTAACTTTCAGGTCAATTACTTAAAACTTTTAATGGTTTTAAGGTTTTAAAGTTTTTGACCTCCAAAAAAAGGAATCCCCGTCCGCAGAAATGCGGACGTCTAATTCCGACGTCAGGAGGAATTAGAATTAAAAAGAGGTAAAAATTCTGAACTTGTTTATGTAAGTAAAAAGACGTTCAGTTCTAGTTTTTAGGTAATCGATTTTACCGTAAGTTTTTTAAAGCGGTTATGTACTACTGATTCCTAATAAATTCTTGGGTAGGACGTCATATTTCATTAACGTTTTTGAATAGCTTTAATTTTAAGATAAATAACCTTTTTTAATTAAAAACATCAATTGTTTCAAAGGACATCATTTAAAGGTGGGGAAATTTTACCCACCGCCATTATTTATTAATTGATAGGTGGTACTTTTTTACCCACCTCTAAGTATAAGCGTTTAAAAAACAACGTTTGAAGGTGGGGAAATTTTACCCACCACTATTATTTATTAATTGACAGGTGGTACTTTTTTACCCACCATTAAGTGTAAGCGTTTAAAAAACAACGTTTGAAGGTGGGGAAATTTTACCCACTTAAGAATAACCAAAAAAGGAGGAAAGATATAAATGGAAGCCACGTTTTTGTTTAAAAATAAACAAACAGGTGTATATGATGTATATAAATTTATATATTCAAAAAAGCATGGTTATATTCTAGTAACTATGCACGGCAAAAAAGTACCCAACAAAAAATATTATTTAGGAGTTGGGAAAGATATTAAACCGTATTTGCAAAGTATAAGTGTTGATGCAAAAAAGTTAATAGCAGGTTCTATATATAATTGTATTGGTTCAAATATTTTCGAAGAAATTCAAATAATTTATGAAATCTTGGAAGAAGATGTTGTGTTTAGGTTAACGTTAGAGTCGAATGAACCAAACGACAATAATACCGTTACCAAATACACAAGAAAAAAAATCAAAACATTTTTAGAAGTTATATATCAAGATATAAGTGAAAGTGCATATAACACTATGGATAGAAAAAGGAGTGAGAAAAATGCTAATCGATATAAAAGTAACAAAAAGAAATAAAGAAATGAGACTAGTGATTTATAACAACCAGATAATAATAAAAGGTAGAACAATAAAAGCAATACCACAAAGCACCGATGATTTAATAAATATAATTAAATACGAATTTAAAAATCCGAGAGTAATGATATTCTCGGATGGTTTTTCTATTAAAGCCGATAACGGTTTTTTTAGGTATTTTGAGTGAACAAGGAGATCGATTATTTGATCTCCTTTTTCTGTTCCCCTGACTGTTCTTTTTTTTGTTCTTCTTCTAGTTGTTTTCTTTTTTTAGTTTCTTTGAACCAAGGAGCATTGCTGTTAACTAAAATAGGATTGTCTTTTTCGTCTTTATGTATATATAGATACATGGGTTTTTTAAAAACAACCCGATAATTACTAGTTCCCAATCCAGGCATATCAATTAGTTTGAATCTTCCTATTTTACGTAATCTAAATTCCCCTTTCTTTAAAATTTCGTCCCAAAACACTTCTTGTAATTCTTTAAGAACCGCATCTGTATCTTTTATAGTTACACCAGCACCCTGAGCTAATCTCCTTACAAGTTGCTTATGAGTCAACATTCTTATTCCTCCATTCTTATTTTGAAATATTTTTTCTTGCACCTACAATTTTAAAAAATCTATGTAAAAAATTAGCCGGCATATCAACTTCAACTATTTCGTAGTATTTTGTGAATATATCGTTAACATTTTTTCCTTTTTCGGTTAGTTCTTGTAACCTTTTTTTTGTAATATAGAAAACAATGCCATCATCAAAAACACGTTGTCCTTCTAAATATTTTGTTATATATTCTTCCGAAATTTCAATACAAGTTCCAAACTTTTTCAAATCATAATTGTTGGTAAGATGAATATTAGGTTTAGTCCAAGCATGAAAATTTTTAGCAACATCATCTGGGTCAGGCAAACCATCTTTATCGTCATCGCCATCATTATCAAAGAAATGTATTGGATAGTTTAACATATTCATAAACACACCAGCTATTTTTCTTTTTTCATCATCTGGACAAACAGATGCTTCACCAAAAAGTATTATGGGCAAAATTTTTCTGATATTAGTTATAAACATTTTGCACCTCCATTTTTTTAGTATAGGCTTGAAAAAAAAGAAACAACATGATATAATTAAAACGACATTATTAATTTTACGTATTTATTTATTTATCCCCAACGAATTTAAACGAAAGGAGCGTAAGCTATGCTTTCAAATCGTCACTACGTTGATGAAGAAAGGCTCATCTCACTTCTATTATATGACTTGCAAGCTAATATGCCGGTTATTTCATCAGTTGTCACACCCACTATGCTGCAGAACCCGGAATTTAAACAAATATATACGATTCTACTTCAAGAATTTCAAAAAAATAAAGATATTGATATAAAGAGGGCTTTAGCATATAATAATGTAGACATTGCGAGAATTGCGGAACTAACCGATAACTTCGTTTATATAAGCGAAGATGAAGCTGAAACTATTGCCCGCCATGTATGGGAAAATTATCGTGCTCGACAATTAATTGAACAAATAGAAAAAGTTTATACAGAAGTTTCAGAATCTTATGATCTTGAAACCATTAAACAAGAAATAGGAAATCTTTTTGTAGAGAGTAATCGAGGAATAGATTTAGAAAGTACATATACTTTAGTTAATGCTTTTACAGAAGTATTGAAAGAGTACGAACTAAAAGAGAAAATAAAAAAAGAAAATCCAGATGCAGTATTTTTATCAGGCGATAGTACAGGTTATAAAACTATTGATAAATGGACTTACGGATTGAAAGAACAGGAAATGTGGATTATTGCCGGACGTCCTTCAATGGGTAAGACCGCATTAGCTCTTCAGATGGCTTTTAAAACTGTAAAACAAAATAAGAAACCCGCCATGTTTTTTTCGTTAGAAACTTCAGCTACAAACCTTTCCAAAAGATTAGTTATCATTAACTGCCAAGTTTCAAACAGCAGGATTTCAGAAGGCAACTTAACACCAGATGAAAAAACCAGAATGTATGATTTTATATTTCATTTTTCAGATTTGCCGTTGGTGTTTGTTGATTCTGGTATTGTCACGCCTAATACCATAAGAAATAATTTAATTAGATACAATGAAAGAAACGAGCAAGCAATAAGATATGTCTTCATAGACTACCTACAATTATTGACGCCCTCCAAACGAGCAGGAAACAGACAAGAAGAAGTCAGCTCGATTTCCAGAGAATTGAAGTTAATTGCCAAAGAATTTAATATCACAATTGTTGCTTTATCTCAATTGAGTAGAGAGGTTGAAAAACGTCCTGATAAACGTCCAAAAATGTCAGATTTGCGAGAATCTGGATCTATCGAACAAGATGCTGATATTATTCTGATGTTGTATAGAGATGAATATTATAAGTCTAAAGATGAAAAGCGCCAAGAAGCATATCAAAGCTTAACTGAGGTTATTCAAGCTAAGTTTAAAGAAGGACCAACAGGTGTTTATAGTCTGAACTTTATCCCAGAATTCATGTTGTTCACAGATTATATTCCAGATATTGAAGGGGGAATGTAAAAGTGTATGATCTTTCCATCAGTCAAAAACTTCTTCAACAAGATAAAATCCCTAATAGTTTATTTAAACTTTTTGTTTTTTTAGAGACTCAAACACAGCAAGTTTTATATAATGTCACGGCGATATCTAAAACTTTAGGACTTTCCAGAAAAACAGTGAGAAGAGACCTGAAATTGTTAAAACAAATATGCCCAGAATATTATGAATTAAAGGTTACTTACGAGATATTGCCCACAACTGAAGAAATACAAGGAGAACCTCTTCCGCAAACCTCAAGAGAGCCCGAAGCAGACGTTTTAGACAACCAACCTGTATCATTGGATAGCCATTTGTTAGAAAAGGCGTTTGAGTCTTTTGAAGTAGCATGTGCGGAAATTTGGGATAATCTAAAAAAGCCTTTCAGAGATTTTATACTTCAGTTTGAAGAAAAAGAACCATTCACTCAAGTTCATTATAAAGTATTGCAAAAATCGATTGAAATTTGTATAAAGTTAGACGCAAGGTTAGATGAAGAAGCGGTTGTAAAATTGCTAACTGCTTCTTTAAAACAAGTGCAAAAACAGTATTATGGTGCATACGATCAAGACGACCCTAAAAGGATTAAACTGTGGAAAATGTTGTTGTCATATTATAAGAGCAAGTTCCCAGGAACAACTTTTTATAATAAAATGGTTGATTTGAGTATAAAAAGAAAGAAAACGGAAGAATTTCAAAAACAGAAAAAAGAAGCGGATATACCTAATGTACCATATAAGAAAATATTAAAAATGTTTAAAGAAATCAACCCTACCTTAAATGTTGTATATAAGAAAAATGGAGAGTTACCTTATTCAACTATTAAAACAATACAAAGAACATGGATAGAATATCATGATTTGGAAGAATGGAGAACTGTTTTTGAAAGGGTAAACAAATCCAAGTTTTTTAATCAAAAGTGGCTGCCTAATTTCGAATGGTTATGCGAAATTAATAATTTTAGAAAAATTATGTCAGGTGAATATGTCAACGATCAACGGAATCCTTTAGAAATAGAAAATGAGCGTCTTAAAGCAAATTATATAAAACAAAACTTCAATAAAAAAGATAAATCAGTAGAAACTCCTGAGGAAAAAGCTACTAGATTAGATGTACCTATTTTCATGTTACCGTATATGGCTGATGACGGAAGAACGGTACTGGTAGAAAAGGTAGTCGAAGAATCACCTGAACTTTTAAACTCGTTAGTTGAATATGCTCTTATAAAAGGGTTTGAGTTTTCTAAACCAATAAAAATATTAGACGAGGAGGATGTTACCGGTGCAAAAAAAGTTGTTGTTGGAAATAGTTAAGTCTATTTCTGACAAACCTAATTTGAATAAAAAGAACTACGAATTAGCAATAAAACATATGGAGCAAACCAACTTTTCATGTTTTGATGATTGTAAAATTACAGTGTTCAGGATTGGGGATGACTATTATCAATGTCCTATTGCCAGAAAACGAGAAGTTATCAAAGAAAAAGAAAAAAACATGTCGCCTTTAATCAAGAGTATGAGTTTTGATAATTTTAAAACATCGTTTTCTGATTCTGCCAAAATAGCTTTAACACAAGCACGGATGTTTATTAGTCAATATCCAAAAACCAAAGACGCTAATATGATTATATACGGTAATGTCGGAACCGGTAAAACACATCTTGCAGTTTCTATAATGAAGCAACTATTATATTTTTCTTCTTTCGAAAATATAACTTTCGAAACTCTAAGCAACGATCCTTCTTTTTTAAAAGATGAAAATCGAATATGGAATATGAAACATAGTGATTTATTGATTTTAGATGATTTAGGAGCGCATCTACTCAATAATTGGGCTATGGACGTGTTATACGATATCGTTGATACTAGATATCAAAATATGTCTGGCACAATTATTACAACTAACATAGGTTCTAACGTTCGCGATTCAAACGAAGAGTTTAAACAACAATTTCTAAATACGTTTGGTCCAAGAATTAGCAGCCGTTTATTCAGAAAATGCGCTTTTATTTGCATGTCCTATGCTGACGTTAGACAGGCAGGTGTTAGCAATGTATTATGTTAATTCCTACATTGAATGGCAACAAAAAATAACAGAAGCATACTTTTTCCCGGAATTAAAAAACGGTAATCACAAATTGTTAAAACTTAAAAATATTACTGATAATCGAAACGAAATAAAAATCGTCATACACGAGTTTGGAGAGTATATTAGTTATTGTATCATGATCCCGTTTTCTTCGATGGAAGAATATAAAACTATTATTTTTGAGTTAACAAAAAATCTTTTTAAAGAAATTAGTACAACAGTTGTTAAATCAAAGGATTTAATACCCAAACGCATAAACGAAACGGGGTATAATTTAACTATACTAGTATCTAATTTCAACGAAGCGCCACTAGTATCTAATTTTAAACGTTCAAGTTTTAGACCTTATGGAAAAGTGAGCCATATAGATGATTTACTTTGTTTTATAGAAAAACTTAGATTCGATAACAACTGGGAAGAAAATTTTTCAGACTTTTTGTTGGAAGGAATAAAAATGTTTAACACATATAAACCAGCAAAGAAGAGAAAAACAAAAAAAGAAGTGAACTTAAACATTCCACTTTTCTAAGCAAACCAAAGGAGACGAACACCAATGGAATTTGAAAAAGAAATAAGAATAGATATTGATAGAATACCGATTTCAGTTAATTCTGCGTATAAACGTTCTGGGAACATTAATGGCAGGCGTGGAATGTATATGTCAAAACCCGCAAAAGATTTCAAAGAACATCTACAATGGGTAGCAAAATTAAAAGCTAAACAAAACAAATGGAAAATTTTTAACGAAGAACGGTTCTTTTATGTTGACCTATATTACACTTTTAAATCAAGAAAAAGATTTGTCGATCCTAACAATACTCATAAGATTACTTTAGATGCTTTAGAAGGCATTTTGTTTGAAAACGACAGATGGGCTTTGGTCAGAGATATGTATGCAGAGTTTGGTCCTGAGGAACATCTTATTATAGTCGTTAGAATACCTAAAAAATAACTGCAATTCATCATCCACTTACAGAAGTGGGAGTCTTCTTGCAGGAAAATGATAAAGGAGACACGATTTGTCGTCTCCTTTATTTCTCAAAACTTTATTTCTATTCCCGCAAATAAATTAGGCTTCTCATAATCATACTTCTTTTGTATTCCGCCACCAATACTGATAGTATCTTTACTATCCATCGGGACAAACAACCCGCCACCTACCGACTTATTAGTCGCAAACAAATCAACGTTTATTCTAAATTTTCCAGATTCACCAGGATCAAGTGTGAAAACCGTGGTGGATACTCCTGTTTCTTTGCCTTCTGTTGTTAGGAGTTCTGTTTTCCGAATTGTTTGTCTAAAAGAAAAACCGATGCTTCTATAGCTGCATCTAATAATGTGGCGTCTCTTTCACTTATATCGATTCCGTGGTTTTTAAGTATATCAACAGCCATTGAAAAGGCTTTTTCTTTTTTTTGTTCCGAAGTCAAATTTTCACTTCCTGATATTTGTTCAACAGCAATTACTACATCTTGAGCGACCATTTTTATTGTATCAGCCAAAGTAACAAACTTCTTCTTTTTATCTTGCGGAATTTTACTTCCAAAATACACTGCAACCAACGCTGCTACAAAAACAATTAGATACACAAGAAACTCAGCCATTTATTCTTCCTCCTTAATATTTTCTTCAAAGTTTTCTTCTTCAACCAAAATCTCTGCTTCCGGTGGGTCTATAGGATCAATTTCTTCAGCAAACATTTTATATTTAACAGTATCTTCCACTATATCATCATCTTCTACAACATCAATATTTTCTGTTATATCTGTACTTGTATTCTCTACTATCTCTGTTTTAACTTCGTTTGACTTTTGTTTAGAATCGTTCACTTTTTCGTCTTTTGGTTTTACTTCATAATATTCCAAAAATATTGTTACTCCACCTAATGTTGAAGTGAATATTTTTTTATCAAGAATCACAAACCCTTTTTTTTCGTCTTGATGATTCATGATATACTCATAACGTTCCTTTTGACTAGGATCAGCTATTTTAAACTCTTCACATTTGTATACTTTGCTTGTTTCTTTGTCAATAAATTCTTCTTCCCCGTATACCTTTAAAATAGCCTCGGTAGCAGGGTCTTGTGCAAGTTTAGATTTATCCATTTCAACCACCTTACATTGGGCTAGTTTCGGCACGAGAAGGTTTTACTTCGTTCATTTTTCTTCTGTGAACTTGCCCACTAGCATTAGATTCTTTCGGTTTTTCTTCTTGTTCTTGTTCCATATTACCAGTATTATCATTGTTACTATTATCTTTGCTTACCTGTTGACTTATCCCTAATAATTGTCTTAATAGTGGATCGTTCATAATAACATTTTTCATAGCTAAATTAGCGTATTGTCCTGTTAATTGATTTAAAAGCGTGTCAGGGATTTTGTCAAATTGACCTTTCATTATGTAATTAGCCATTTCACCTAGTTCTTGATTTTCTATTTCTGGCGTTTGTGCGTCTGCTAGCAAATTCTGTGCTTGCATTTGAGTTAACGCTTGCTGCAACATCTGATATCTAGCATTGTTAGATTCTATCTCAGCTTTTTGTTTTGTTTCTTCTTTAAGAGTTTCGATTTCGTTTTCGTATTTTATACCAAACTCATTAAGTAAAGTTCTGTCTGATATCTTAGATGCATTTGCGAGGTTGATTAAAAGGTCTTTTCTTATAGAATCATCCGCCATCTTAAAATCTCGCATTTTAAGATCTATAGGCGGTAACCCGGAAATCTTGGATATCTTTTTAACTAAAAACTTGAATATTTTAGTTAACCCACTTCTATAATTCAAAAAATGATTTTCTAACATTCTCAAAGATACAGAAGAACCTGACCAAGATAAACCACCAAACAAGAATTCTCTAGGCACACCTAATCCAGCGATGATTTCACTTATAATGGCATCGGTTTCTTGAAACAACATTAAAGCTCGACCATCCCCGCCGATTTTTCCTTCAATAACAGGATAAGGGAACGTTTGAATAGAATTAGGGTTACGATCCCATTTAGCAAGTGCCTCACTCATTTTGTTCTTCCATTGAGCTAAGTTAATTGTCCCTAACACTCCAGCTGGTCCTTGAGTTCCTAATACCAACTCAGTCGGTGGAGCTAAATACCTCTTTGTTAATATATGATCTTCTGCAATAGCAGCTTGCGCTCGTCTTAATATGTTTAGATATATAATCTGGTTCATAACAGGTTGTAAAGGAGGTAATCCCCAACCACCAAAATAGGATGTCACGCTAGGATGTTTGACATGCAAAACATTGTTCTTATCCAGTTTAAGATATTGATAGTCGTTGAGTATTGCTTCTAACATCCATTTAGGAGTATGTTTTAGAAATTCGACCTCGTTTTTTATTTTAGTTTTTTCTTTGCGATCAATTTTATAGTAAAACACCTTTTCATCGGTGAATTCATTATATTCAATTTTAATATTCAGAGGATTCCAGAAGATTAATTTAAAATCATCTGAGTTTTGTATAATTATTTGTTTTATGGTTACAGGACATTTTCTTTTATATTTGGGAGATAATATATAAAGTTTATTGTTTGTTATTTCCCAATTAGGAACTTCTTGACCACCTTTTTCTTTTACATATTTTGGTGTTAATATTTCTTCTTCATCAGTTTCGTTTATAAAAATAATTTTAAAAGGTGGTAAAATGGAAATAAAAATATTACCGTATGTGTTGTAATTTATTCCATATTCAATCAATTTTTCTTTTATTCCCATTTGTTCTAATATTTCTTCGTATCTTTCTTTTAATTCTGTTTCTGGAGTATCATAAACAATTTCAGTAATTGGATATTCAGCCATTTTCGTAATTATCCCATTCACAATGTCGTTAGTCATGACAAAGTAAAGAGATAATCTCATAATCATGTGTATATCGTCAGGCAAATAAAAATTTAACGGATCAAACGCTTGCCATATTTTCTTTCTAACAGTAGTATAATCTGTTGTAGGTATTACATCACTTAAAACGTTCATAAACGGTGCAGCAAGAAAGTTTGAAAATTATATTCAAAATATTACTTGCCGCTTCTCTCCTTTCGAATAAAAAATTACATCCAAGTACTTTCTATAGAAAATTCATCAAATTCTTTAATAGCCTTATCAATTACGTATAACTTTTTCAATTGTATTTCTTCTAAAGGTGAAAAACCAGCATTGTTCAGAACTTTTTCTATATCTGGTCTATCTTTGATTTTAGCATATTTTTCTTCTATACTCAGTCTTTCTGGAGACATAGGAATATCTATAGAGTAATGTTTTAACAGTTCGTGAGATGGCAACATACCCAATTGATAGATCCACGTTATTTTAATATATGTTTTTACTTCTTCATTAAAAAATTCTGTAGGTCTTTTTTGTCTAGCTAAATGTAATGTGCACATTAATTCATAATCTTCTAAAGGTTCGAGGACATCTGTCATGCCTAATCCATCGACTAAAAAATTTGCTACATTATGGAACACATGCCATTGCTCAAAGAATAAGTTAGAGGTTAATAAAGTACGGAAAGCTTGAAATTTATTTTTCAAGCTTTCGCACATTCTAACACCTAAAAATTTAGTAATATAATAGTCCCAAACATCTATAGAAGTGTTTATTATATCTAGTTCAACACCCTTTTTTTTAAAAAATTCTTTTAAGAAATTCACTATCTTTTCTGGATTAATTGAGTTGGGTCTAGTTATAATTGATAATTCGCTCATTTGTTAATACCTCTGATAATTTGCCAAATTGTTATGCGCAATTCTACAGGTAATTCTTCCCAAACTGCTTTTGGATTTTCAATTAAAGCATCTAGTGTTTCTTCATCTAATACATCTGACAATAACTCTTTATTCGCGTCTAATTCAGCATAAGACGGTACTTTTGTTTCGATTTTTTCTTGCTTGTCAGATGGATTCATAATTTCTTCAGGAGTACCTATTAAAGCATAATAATCGTCAACAGCCGCAAGTTTATCAAGCGTATACATTCTTCGTCCAAACTCTTCTGGTGAGAGTTCTGCAGACGCTTTATATAGTAATTCATATCCTTTTTTTGCAGTATTGTCTTTAGCTAGTTTGATTCGTTCATTTATAATTTCATCTAAATTATTTGGATATTGACTAAACGAAGCATATTTGTTTAAAGGATTATCCGGCGAAATTGTTATACCATATTTCTTTGCCTGCTGTTTTATATTTTTTGCGAGTATACTTTTTTGTTCTGCAGGCAAATCTTTATGTGATCTAGCAAACATACTAATTGCAAATCGTGTATGACTTTCGTCTGGCATAGGAAACTTTCTGATTTTTTCTCCGTTTTTCTTTGTAATTACCAACCCAAACACCGAGTCTGGTAAATTCTCACGTTGTTGGCTTGTGAGTTTAGCAGCGGTTTTTGTCATATTTGTTTCATATACCGCTGGTTCTTCATCACTTAGAAAGTAAATAACCGGGAACTCTCCATTATAATTACTTTCCATATCCGCATACTGTTGTATGAGTGCAGGTGTTTCCAAACCAAATTTATCAGCTGCTAGTTTTATTCGTTTAGCAACTTTTTTCATACAAGATACAGGTAATTTGTCGTACGTTTTGACAAAATATTGTATTGATAGAGCAGTGTTTTCCTTAGAATCTAAAGGGTATTTTGCATGCTCTTTGTTTTGATTATCAATAATCACAAAAGCGTGTTGTGCGTTATCTGGTCTTGACATTGGTATATTTTTTTTATCAACCAAAACTGAATCTACTTTTTCCAACGAATCGTCATAGTGGTCGAACACTTCTCCTATAATATTAAACATTCGGTTTTTCCTCCCACTTACGCCCCGATGGCTTCTAATCTAACAAACGAGAAATGAAGATTTTCAGCTACCATAGGGTTGTTTGCCGATATACTTAATGAATAACCATCCAGTAAGGTATCGTGCAATGCAATAATTTTGTTCGGAGCGTTTTTAATTAATTCTGCTGTAGTGTCTTGTGAGTCATCTGGCGTATTGAATAAAGTTCCTTCTTCTTTATATAAGGCAATTACTAACGATACTTCTCTTGCGAATATAGTTCTTAGAATACTGAATACTATTTTTCTATTAGGAATTTTAGAGTCGTTATACACTTGATACCCGTTTTGAGTGCCTTTGACAAAATCGAAATATTTTAAAATGTTTCCTGTACTCAGTAATAATTTAGAAACACCAAAATCTCCCATTACCCTATTTTCTGCGAATGCAGAAACATCAGAACCAATTTCAAAGAAACGTTGTAAAGTTTTTTGCTGGCTGAGTGTTAAATCTTGAACCATACCAATCGGCATTAGTTCGTCAGCTTCCGTAAAATCATCTACTATATAATATGAATTATTATTAGATCGTTTTTTGACTGGTAACATAAATAAAAAATGATTACCTTTAACGAAATCGCTTGATTTATATTTGTTACCGTTTACAAACTGTGTTGTGGGATTCCAGTCCGCCATAGCTCAACCCACCTCCTAAATATCTTCAATATCCACAAATTGAAAAGTAGCGGATTCTATTACTTGTGGTTGTCCTGCAATTGCCGACAAACTCTTGTTTTGAATTTTTGCTTTGTTTATTCTTGCTCTTCCGATAATATTTGCACCTACACCAGAATCGGTATTTAATTCATCTGGCTGGTCTGGGTCGAATGCTACTAATAAGAAATCGGAATGTCTACCAAAAGTTTGTAATAAATCTAATTCTAAATTGCTTCCATTTGGACCTAAATCGTGTGTAGCAGAAATCAAACTTTCTTGAAACACCAAGATTTTATTTATAGCTAAGAACCCTTGAAATGGTCCTGGAATATTTTTAGCTAGTAAACTTCCTATTTCACCTACTGGTTGATTCATTCTACCTTCTTGAATCTGTACATCTTGTACCAAACCTATTGGAATAGGTTCGCCGTCTTTATACACATATAACACGAATCTGTATGAAGTCAATAAACTTGCATCTTTTTCAGAAATCATTTTTTCTACATTTTTATCTAGTCGCCATTCAGCCATTTTTGTACCTCCTTAAAGGAAACATAAAGGAGAGAGGCTCTCCTTTATAATGTTTGAATTCTGAGTATAACAGTACCGCCTTTCATTGGGAGTTCTGGGAAGTAATTGATTTCCAAGTATACAAACTTTGGATTTTCGGGATCTATACCAAAACTATCTACTTGAACATTATCGCTGATTAACCCCATTGCGGCGTGCTGCTTTAATCTTTCATTAATCATATCAACTATCAACGTTAGTTTTGATGTGGTTAATGTCTGAGTGTTCTTTATTTTTTCTTGAACCAAATTGTTTATATCTTTAGAAGACCAGTCAACAGAAGCTACAACTGAATGTTCTCTTCCTTTTTCATCTAGTGTATCGGAAGTAACTTGATCGACTATTGTTGGGTATCCAGAAATCCCTTGTTCTAAAACAATATACCCGTTTGCAGATAATGTCGTTATTTGGTCTTGACTAAAATAAAGCCTGTTGTTTAGCGGATAATAAATTCCTGATATCAATGGCAGACTTTGATAAGTTAATTGATACATTGGAGTAGAATCGTTCATCAACTTACCAGTTAGTGCCATTAAAGATGCAGCACCATATACTCCCGGTACAGGGTATTCAAACGAATAAAAATTAGTTTTTAGTACTGGATTAAACAGTACATCTATTCTTTTTTCGTTGATTCCGCTTACCTTTCTCAACGCATCATTTACAATAACCGTTTTATTATCAGAAGAAAATCCAGTTTCTGATAGATCTTCAAATCCACAAAATCCTATAGCGGTTTTGACATAATCCAACTTCTCTTCTCGCTTTTTAACAAAAGAGTCTAGTATAGGCAGAATAGCAAAATTAGACAGAACAACATATGAATATACGCCACGTTCCGCTAACATATCTAACTTTTCTTCTATATCAACTACATCGTCTAAATCAAAAGCACCATAATAAGTTGAATTTGAACAAGTTGTCGCTACGGCATATACACCTCTTTCTGATCCTTTGACAGCTAAATATGTTCCGAAAGCGATAGGATTAAGTGGGTGTATAACACCGAATTTGCTTTCTATATCATCTACTGTTTCTACATACTGTAATGACGAATAAATAGGATTATTTGTATTATATTCTATATGAAGTGTCTTACCTACCATGTTATATGTAGGTTCTATAAATATTATGCCTTTGTATGGATCAACCCAATACTCAGGTGAGGTTACTCCAGATTCTGAAAAATCTTTATCGTTTACAAAATTATCATAATACACGAAATCTTCTTGAACGTCTACTGGGTTTTGAGGATCACTGTCATCAACATATGTAGCGTACACTTTAAGATATTGTGTTGGATTAGCAGATGAAAATAGTATTGGATAATCATTAGTTTGAAATGTTGTTTGTCCGACATCCATATTCCCCATTAACAATGAAAATTCCTGAGCCTTTTTAATTGTATGCGATTTTGTTGCTTGATATTCAACAACTATAGCAAAGTTATTTTCTGAAGTTCCGTCTGTATTTATAACGATACTTGTAGTACTTCCACTTAAATTATGTGGAACAGGTGA